ACCTAGATAGCGGTCATCAAAGTTGTCATAAGTTGTAGCAGCAGCCGCTGCGCTTGCCGCAGCAGCGGTAGCAGAACCTGCAACTGTGTCTACGTAGACTTTTGTTGCTGCATCGGCATTGTTTGTAGGTGTTCCAAGGTTTGTAACCTTGAATGCTCCTGCATCTAAATTGCCAGCAAGAACACCAGTTGCTTTATTAAGGTATGTTCCAGATAGGCTGATTGCACCAGTGTTCCCATCAACAGATAGAACTGCATCTGTTGGAGAAAGAAGTTCCTGCCAGTTAGCAAGGGTTGATGCTGGGTCTGCTGTTAAAATAAATGACTTATTAACATCTGTGCGAACCGCAACGTCACCAATCTGTGCAGCCAATGCAAGCATTGCTGCTTGTGATGCAACTACTGATGTGTGAGAAATTGCTAGTGCTGGGAGGTGATGAGTTGGAACTAATCCGTTTCCATCAAGTTCAGCAATACCATTTACTGCACCCTTTTGAGTTGTAATATAGTTAAGAGTTACTGCATCTTGAGCACTGGTTGGGTCTGCAAGTCCTGTAATCTTTTGTGCATTGAGAGGAACGGCTGCAGTAGGTGCTGCCATCTGGTCTAAACGAGATGTACGAACCTGTGTATCAAAGTCTGAGATAGTAGATGCTGTCTGAGAGCCAGTGTGATTAGTACGAGCCAGTGGGTCTACAGCCAACTTAGATAGTGCAATTGCAGCAGAAGCGTTGATGTCTGCGTTAACAATAGTTCCATCCACCAAGTCAGCAGAGGTAATTGTTCCACCAAGGTTTAACTTGGTTTTAGCAATAGCAGCAGTAGCAGATATATCACCATCTACAATAGTTGCATCAGCAATCATTGTACTAGTAACTGTACCAGTATCAGCCTGAGTTACTGCTGTGCCAGCAATTTTACTCGAAGCAATTCCTGCTCCTGAGTTAATGTCAGAATCTACAATAGTGCCATCAGCAAGCATAGCCGATGTAACTGTTCCAGTGTCTGCCACTGTAACAGCAACACCAGCAATCTTAGTCTTAGCAATTGCTGCAGATGCATTAATGTCAGCGTTTACGATTGTGCCATCTAGAATTTTGGCAGATGTAACTGCTCCGTCTGCGATCTCAGAAGTACCCACAGCATCGGCTGCAATCTTATCTGCAGTAACTGCATCGGCTGCAATTCGAGAGTTAGTAATAGCAGACTCTGGAATCTTGGCTGTAGTTACAGCCTCAGCAGCAATCTTGCCTGTTGTAATGGCTAGGTCTGCAATGTCGCCAGTAGCAATACCAAGGTCTGCAATCTTAGCAGAAGTAACTGCACCGTCTGCCAACTTAGCAGTTGTAACATTAAGGTCAGTAATCTTTGCAGTAGTCACAGCATTTGATTGAAGCATTGCTGTGGTAATCATGTTTGTATCAGTTGTCTCTAGGACGTTAGCAATAGTCAGTCCATGAGCAGTTGTAACATTGTTTATGTGGTTATTAGCCTCACGGAAGTCACGACCAATAGCCATGTGACGGACCTTTGCACCAGCAGAGTGAGCAATAGCACTAGTGCCATCTACTCCAGTGCCACGAGTAATTGTTAGTGTATTGCTGTCTGGTGCACTAGGACTTATGACATCTACAATTTCTTCAAGGGCTGTGTCTGGGTCAATAACAACAGTAAATGTTTCACCAGCAGCAGGCGTGATACTAGAAAGAAGCGCTGTTGCGGAATTAACCACCATAGTAGTTGCGTTAGCGTTTAACGCTGAGGTAAGGTTAGTTTCCTGAGAAGTGGAGGAATATCTGCGGACTGTCATATTTTAGTACCTCGTGTAGTGGATGCGGGTTGGGTAAACGTCACGGAGTTTCTTGGTCTCCTCATTCAGGCGTTGCTGGTAGAGAGCAAGAAGGAATCGGGCAGTAGATGCACCAGCGCCATATTGGATTTTGGTGTCTGCATTGTCTGCTTCTGCAGATGAGTAGTTGAGTCGACCTGGGTCAACGAATGATGCTAAGCGATATGCTGCACCATAAACAATGATATCCTTGCAAGATGAAGGCAAACCAGTTACAGTCTCAAATACTGCGTTAGATGCAGATGCCTCAAGTGTAGATGGCTTCTTTGAATAATAAACTTGAACTGTACGACCTGCTTCGATGCGATCATAGATTGAAATACTCTGTGCTGTTGCAAATGCTGTTGTATTAGCAAATACATCTGCCCGGTAATTTCTTACAGGTAGCCATTCTTCTGTTGGTCCTGTTGGCTTGTATGAAACATACAGAATTGTTTGAACTTCGGCAGGAAGTGAGTATGTTGTCTTAACTGTATTATATGTAAAGGTGTGTACTCCGACAGCAAATAGATTAGGAAATACTGCATCAATTGTGTCATTGATAGCCTTCTTAATAGTTGCTCGTGGGAAGGTAGGAGCAATTGTTACCTTAGTATTTGTTGTGTGTGCTGCAGCGGTTGTGCCATGGTAGCCACGACCATAAGGAGCAATGTTTCCAACTGATGAAATACGGTCATATGTATCTAGCCATATTAACTCGTCATCAATCTCAACAACGCCTTTACCAATATTGGTCACACTACCTAGGCTTAGTGATAAACCAGAAGAGGTTACATCAGCAGTTAAGTGAGTAGTACGGTCTTGCCTTAATGTATAGCCTGACAGATTGAGAGTAATCTCATCTACCAAATTGGCATAGGTCGTTGTCATCAGATTCCTTTAGTTTAAATTACTTATTCTTTTTTGCTGCTGCAAAACGCTTGTCATATTCGGCAACTGAAATGCCCATACGCCTTGCATTTTCTGCTTTTACAGATGCTACTGTTTTTCCAGCGTTTCCACCAAAAGCAAATTTTTGATTCTTATTTCCATAAGGGCTCAATTTGTTATGTAATGCTGTAAATGGGTTAGAAGTTGTGCTATTCTTTTTAGTTATAGACTGGTTATAACTTGGCTTAGCCGCCATTACAGTATTAGCACCCAGTTTTTTACTTGGAGACTTTGCAGTCGCAGCAGCACGAGCAGCATCTGCTGACTTGTAAACAGTAGGTGACTTAGTAGTCTTGCTTGCAGAAGCGCGTGCTTCATCAGCAGACTTAGCAGCAGGCTTGGAACTTCCACCTGCAGCAGCAACACGCTTTGCGCCATACATGCGCTTCAAACCTTCAAGCATTTCAGGAGATGCAGAACCAGCACCCTTAAGTGCCTTTGTCATTCCCATTGCTTTAATTTTATCGATAGTAGCCTTTGAAACTTTAGTTCCAGGAGTTACTACTGTTTTTGTTGTTGTTTTCTTTTTAGTGGTTTTGTTCATGCGACCACCGCCTGAACCACCATCAGTCATCATGTTTGTTGTGTATCTTGCCATTACCATTTCACCTTGTCTGCCCAATATGCGGCACTCATTTTTCCTTTGGATATATTGCTTGCATGTCTTGCTTTGAAAGATTTACGACGTGCTCTATATGATGCAGACTCCCCAGCCTTTTTAGGTGAGCCAGAAACGCCTTGTTGCCCAAAGCGTATAGTCTTTACCTGGCTACCTACCTTAGCCACAACTACGTGTGACTTAGTAGGGTGACTAGGAGTAGCCCTAGGCTTGTTATAGCCTGACACTCCTGCCCGTGTTAAACGTGAGTCTTTCACTTCTTTTTCTTCTTCATAATGCTGTCAATCTTTTTAAGTGCATATGCTGGAGTCATCTGATTAGGATAAACCTTTGTTCCATATTGCTTCTGAAAAATCTTTAGCATTGCTGCATCTTGTGGTGTCATTCCGTTGTTTGCCATTATTTAGCACCAAACAATCCACGACGTACAGTCTTCTTAGCAGCCTTCTTGGCTGTCTTCTTACGCTTTGTACCGTATTCAATAGCACGCTCTGCCTTGCCTTCTGTCTTTTCGTGCTTCTTAGCGGCTTTCTTAGCGGCTTTCATTCCTGCTGCTGTGTAAGGAAACTTCTTACCTTCTACAATTGGCATTATATTGCTCCCACTTCCTTGAGTGTTGCTACTGTGTTGTTCTGAATTATCTTGCTATCTCCCATGGTGTTAGCATCAAATGCCTTACCCATGACATCAGAGGCACGACGTGCTTCCTGAATCTTTTTCATACTTGTACCAGCAGGTTGAATCCCTTGAGCGCGTGCTGCACGATAGGCTTCTAACTCACCGTCCCACTTCTTATTACTTACCATCTTCTGAGATGATGCATCTCCTGGACTCATTTGAAGTCCTAGAACCTTGCATCCAAAGCAACCTTCAACATCCTCTGGATGATCTTGTCTGTGTCTCATACCGTCTCCACTGTATAACCGGCAGCCTCAAGGCTGGCTTTCTCTCCTGGGCTGACTTCATAGGAGTATCCTCCTAGATATGCCTCTTCAGCAGCATCTACCTCTTCTGAGGATGGATAGCGAAGTTCATAGTATTCGCCATCTATCTTCAAGACTGTAACGCCTCTTGTAAGCCTGTAACGGCCAAATAGACGACCTTCACCTGCAGGACCTTCGCTTATTGTAGGTGTTGTGAATTTGTATGCCATGTAGCCTCCTAAGCCGTTTTATGGATAGAGCAGGAGTTTCCCCCTGCCCCACCCATCTAATTACTTAGATTACGGACGAACTGATGAAGCAGTCTCGATGCGGTATAGCGCCTCTTGACGGTAGATAGACCAGTTGATGATACCGTGCCAGCCGACTGGGCGGAAACGGTTCAACTTGTCTACAACGTTACCAAACTCAATGCCTGGTTCCTTCCATACTGCTTCAGCAAGTGCTTGCTGTCCTAGTACGTAAGTGTTGTAAACGCGAGCCTTTGGAGTCACTGTAAGAGTGTTTGTTCCAACTGTACCTGAGTTAGCGACAGACACTGTAAGTGTAGTGTTTGTTGCACCAACTGAGATTGCTGTAATCAAAGCAGAAGTACCAACGTTAGTACCTGAGATAGCATCGCCAACCTCAGCAAGACCACCGAAAGCGCCATTGGCTACTACGATAGTGAATGCACCTGATACACCTGATACTGCAGGAGCAGTAGCAAGTGCTGTCTGAGCAGCACCTGTGTTGGTGTTTGTCATGCGTGGTGTCTCGATGAAACGGACACCTTCCCATGCGCCTAGTTCACCAGCAAGTAGTGGACCAGCGTTCTGGTACTCATGTGGTGTACGCCAGATGTTGTTACCTGTCTCTGTACGGAGATCATGTGAAACTTCTGGGTGGATGTATGAAACATACATTCCGCCACGAGGAACAACATTAGAAGCACGCAACTTTGTTACAGCGTAACGGATGTCGCGTCCCTTGAATGTGTCTGTTGTTGTAATTGTTGACTTTGCTGCAGATGTTGAAAGTGCACCAGCAGATTCGCGGATGACGTTTGTACCTGCATCTAGGATAGCGGCAATACCGTTATCTAGTGTTGTTGCCATGTTGAATGCAACTGCGTTAGCAATCCATGGGTCCACATCAGCAAGAGTCATAAGTGACAACTTGCGAGTTGGAAGCACTACGCGACCTAGTTCTGTCTGTGAGACATCTAGTGTTGTAGTTGCTGGTAGTGCTACTGCATCTGGGTCTACAGTTTCATCAAGTGTGGCACCTGCGATTGAGGTGTCAGAAATATCATTGTGAAACTGGAAACGGATTGAGGAACCGTCGTGAGTTGGGTTTCCGATCTTCTTATCCGCGATTGCGCGGAACTGTGGTGTTGAACGCAAGTTGAGTTCGATCAACTTGTCGTACGCCATAGTTACTAGATTGGAACCTAACCCCGAGGTGGTTGTTGAAAAGACATCTGCCATTTGGAGATATCTCCCTTCTGGTTAGTGTGCGGTTTTTACTGACCGCTGAGAATGGATAGAATCTCTTCTTCTGTTTCTGCGTTAGCAAGACGATTTTGTAAATCGTTAGAAGAAGCAGGTGTCTCAGCATTAGTTAGCACAGAATCCATTCTCTGCATAGCAGCGATATCATTTTGATTT